AGAGAGGCTTCAGTGTTTGATATCCCCTAAAGTGCGTCATTGCACAGTAGCGATATTTTGCAGCGATACATACTAGTGAATGCACAGCTCAGGGTAACTGTTGACAAACGCAACGGCAGCCTCCCTGGTCAAACCAGCACGGAACTTAAACATGCGCCAAGCGCATCTTGACAAAGCCGGTCGAATCGTAAGTTCCAAAGCTAAGCCTAATCCAACAATGTCGTTAAGCCATCCAATCCATGAAGGGGGAATCAACTTATCCCAGCCACCCACCGGACCTAATTCACCACACAAGAACGCGCTGCGGGCCTCGAGAGTCCAAGTAGTGCTAAGTGCCAGGAATTCGCGCCCAAGGGCAGAACTGCTGGCGAGCAATACCAAGACTCGCTCCCACTCCCCGCGCCCCCGCTCCTTTGCGCTGGCCAGCAGTATACTGCCGTAACCGTACCACAAATGCTCAGTCATTCCGTATCCCGGAAAACCACGAATAGACTTGAGATAATCCTTAGCATAGTGTGTACCCGGCATGTACTGCGTCTGCTCAATAGCACCGCGTAGAGCGGCCAGACCGCGATCAACAACCCGATTAGTGTCCTTGGCAATGTAGCTCCTATCGCTTTTATCCACCCTAACAATCTTCACGGCAAGCGCAACTTGCTTACAGCGATTTAGGAATTTCGAATCGCCGGTACCGTCCTGGTGAACGCGAGAAGCAGCCCACTTCTCCTTATAGCGTTTCATATCCTTGTCGGTAGGCACCAACTTTGTATTGTCAAATACCCAATCCCTAGCCCTGCGCTCCAAATCGTGAATCCCGGGTCCGATCCCAGCGCGCACCTTCTCATCGATGCGGCGTTGCCAGCCATCGGCAATTGCCTTATACTTGTCTGGTGTGACACACTTGACGGTATAATCATACTCATACACACCAGGAGGCAATATACCGAGACCATTGTTCTCGGGTGCAGCACGCAAGGCGGCCACAGGAATGACTTTAGTAGTGAATGTTCGCTTATCCCCCTTAATAGCCCAAACACGCGTTTTAGAAAAGAAACGTTCAACATCGGCATACAACGCCTGAGCCATCCGCATAAATCCACCACGCCTAACCCACATATCCAACCCCTTACTACAAGACTTCAACTTGTCAATAAAAGCGCTTTCGGAACCAGCGCCCTTATCAGGATGTCCGGAAGCAGCAGCATAAACAGCACGAGGCGGGAAGGCCCGCATAGAGCCGCCGGCATACAGAATACGGAGATAGACAACAGACCGCCACTGTGCGACCTGTTTCTTTGGGTTGGCCCTATGCCCCTGGGCCAACATCGTATTAACTGCATCAACACCGCGCTTGTAACATGCATGCACCTCCGCGACATCATCAGCCCTATTAAGGGAATAAAGTGCAACGCGATTTTTCGTAGAAGCCCGAGTTCCCAAGAGTTCAGCATCCCGCACTAGGAGTCTACTAGTACCAACGATAGTATTGGCTTCCAGCGTGGTTTTGCGGCCAGACTGCTGTCCATTAGGCTTCTCAATCATGATTGACACCTCACCCTCCCTTCCATCCAGACGATACGCGCGGCCACCACTCTTAGCGATCACCTCATCAGCGAGTTTACCATAATACTCATCCGCAAAGGCTTGGGACCTGTATACCATTCGGGAATGCTTATCAATCAGATCATCGAGTTCGCGAAGCATTTCGGGCTTAACAGCCTGGCGAACAAAATGCCCGGTAAGCTCACGCATTACCTGCAAAACGATGACCTTCTCCGAATTATGATAAAAGTGGTCCCACTTCTGCCAATCCCAAGCGGTGAGTAAGTGGCCATCGAACTTATAAACCCTAGAACCTCGCGTTGCACCGACGAGCTGCGCGTGACGCGCCATAGCTTCAGTCGGGGATTCACCGATATCCATGCCTACGCGCGGGTATTTGTTAGAAAAGTGCTTAAACACGTATGTCTCAGCAGTTTGATCCCGCATATCCGTAGCCTGAATACACCGAGGCGGGCCTCTCTCGTCCATCTTATTAGCAATCTCATTGCGCGTATCCCCCCAATCCATGCGGAAATCGTCAGCACGAGACATAGACATAACATACGCTTTAGATGAGCCCGGCGGGGCGCGCTCTGCCCCCAGAACATCGCGCGCTCTGCGGCCTGCGACACCGCCAGCAGCCCAGGCGGTGCGCGTCTCAAGAATCTCATCGTACGTTTGTGCCTTAACCCCGAACTCACGATACAAAGGCTCGAGAAGCGAGCGTACCGCGTCCCTAAATGCCTTGAGATACATATCAAAGGAGCGCCCCTCATCTCCAGGCAATGTATACTCAAACTCAGAAAGAGCAAATTCCAAAACTTCAACTGCGACTTGGCCCGAACTCTCCTGGTTATCGGCAAACCCAGTAAGATCCTCGGCATTGAGAAAGTATGCAGAAGCGATATGCTGCAAATTCGTTCGTGGAAACATCCAGCAGCTGCTAACGCGCGCTGTAATCTCCTTGCAAATATCGCGATACTCATCCACAGTCGTGAAGAAAAGGTGTTCGGCAAGAAAGAACTTGCAGATGGATTGCCAGTATGGTGTGGTGAACAGCCAAAAGCACGTCAAATAAAGGCGTTCGTATCCGACTTGAGCCGTTATACCGTCGAATAGTACTAATTTGGCAACGCGCCTAAAAAGTGGCCCCTGTCCAGAATCACTCCATACCTTGCTGGTAATGGTGTATAGAGTGCAAACATCAAAATAATGTCTGCGCTTATGCTTGGTGCCTCGCGTCACCAGCTTATCGAACTCGGCGAGGGCACCATAATTGTCACCAGCATCCAAAAGTCCACAAAGATTGCGCCAAACACTGTCATCAACAGGTGCTCGCGACACGACAATCTTAGCCAACATATTTTCCAACTCCTCCCAAGGGTAAGCCCCCAGCTTACCCCATACGTCCTCGGTACGCCCAAGGGGGTGATTGACAAACTTAGAATACGCATCAGAGTGTGCGCACCCAAGCCCCCAAGGCTCCACAACCCAATTAACCAACTCCTCCGGCACTATATCCCTGTTGAATCGTTTCATACCCGGTAAAATGACGGTTGTAACAGTAACACACAAAAACAAACTATGATGTAACGCAGCATGATCGGTAGCGACAGTAGCGCGGACCCCCTTGTCCGCCAACAACTTAACAAATTCAGAACAAGAATGAAGAGAAGAAAGACAAAAAACAGGAAAACCGTCAGCCTGCTGAGTAGGCACCCAAAACGCCTCTGGCGCCCAACACCCGCTAAGGCTTGGAACGTCTTTGGCTTGTTCGCTTATAGACCCGAGTACGTCCCTCTCAGGTAAGCAAAATTTGACATCGTATCTAGACTCAGCCCGCCGTTTGAACCAAGAAGACGCTGCGGAAGCGTTGCTCAGAACAACCCGTGCAGACCACATCTCGCTTGGCGAATGTATCCTGATAAATAAAAGAGATCTGGGTAATCGACAAATATCTAAAAGGAAACAAACACACAGCC